CACACTGATGGCCAGCGGGGTGCCGATCTGCGCCGGGCGCAGCATCCCCTTCTGGATGGTCAGGTCGTGCCCGACCGCCGCCTCCAAGTCGGGCGCAGCGGCGCGCAAGGCCACCAGCACGTGCTCCACGCGTTCATCCCACGCCTCGATGTGTTCGTACACTCGTCAGCGCCTCAGTTCGCGCACGATCTTATCCACAACGGCCTTCACGTCGGCCTTGTCCATACCGATGAACGGGCGCGCAGGCATCTTACTCGTGCCCGCCTGGATGTACACCGGGTAGGGTGCGCCCTTTTCGCTGTAAGCGGTTGTGCCGACCTCTAGGCGGCACACCTTGGGCGTCACCGTGATCTTGTGCCCGATGTTGTCGCGCATAGCGCCACTCCACACTAGCATCTGCGTGCGGCCCGCGCGGCGTTTGCGCTCCACCGTAGACGCGGCCAACGGCTTCCAGGTCTTGCCCTGCGCCCGCTGGGCGCGCCTGCCGCCGGGCGCAATCTCCGGCGCGGTAGTGGCCTCGAAGCGCCGCAGTATCCCGCCCTCTATGTCCTCGCCGACTCGCGTGAGGATATGGCGCTGCCGCGTCGGCGTGCAGTTGTCTGCCAGTTCACGTAGACGAACACTTAGTTGTTCGCTGCTGATCCGCCTCGTTATCACGTGGGGCGCACCCCATTCGCGGCGTGGACAAAGCCCCAGCGCCGCTTGCCCCAGTCCGGGTGCGGGGTCACCCCTACCGCGGGCAGCGCCGTCTTGTTAGGGATCGGTTCCAACTCAGCCACGCCCGCCGCTAGGTCGGCGAGGAATTGGTCGGCGGCCTCCGCCTCCGCACGCAGCCAATCCAACTCCTCCGGGAGGGCGCGCGACCGGAAGCACGCGTAGGTGGCGCGGATGGCCACCACCTCGCGCAGCGCCGGGGTCGGAGAGGCGAAAGGCCACCCGTCCGGCCAGCGCGACCGGAGGGTGGCCTTAGCGTAGTCAGTCGCCCGCGCAATGTTGCGGTTGAGTTCGGCCTCGTCATTGCGCAGGTAAGTGGGCAGCGCGTGCAGCACGTCCACGCAATCCTGCCGCGAACACCACTGCCCGGCGTCCGGTTCAGCGTCGGTGAACGCCATAGCGCTACTCCTCTTCTTCACTAACGTCTTCGTCGTACACTACCGCAGCGGCGTTGCCGAGTACCGGGATAGCGGTCGATTCCGCGCTGACCCACACCCCGGCGGGCGGTTCGTCTTCCTCCCAGCTATGCAGGAATAGGCCACGCTGGGCCTCGCCCGCGCGCGCGTCGTTGGAGCGGCACTCCACCGTCCAGGCCGCCGTGCCCGCGATCTCGCTGGCCAGCATCACCACGCCGTCCGCGGGGATGTAGGGCGTATAGGTGCCGGTGCCGTCCACGTAGCCGCGCGTGTAGACGCGGATATCCAGGTTGACGCCCGGCAAGCGCGTGATCATCCCGCCGCGCAGTTCCTCCTTGGCGATATCCGACAGCATCTTGGAGATCGCGTCGTTAGCCAGCAGGTAGCCGATCACGTTGCGTCCGACCAGCAGCGTGTCGGGAGCGAGGCCGCCGTCCGCCTCGATTAGGGCAACCCAGTCCGCCAACTCGTTAAGCACATCGGCAGTCGGGTCACTCCAATCCACCGCGCCCGGATTCTCGTGCGTGTCGGGTATCTCGGTATCGACGGTATAGGTGACGCCGTCGATGATGTAGGTCATTGCGCCCATGAGACACTGGGCGCGCAGCAGTTCCTGCCGTCGCCGGATGCGGTTGCGCAGGCTGCGCAGTTCGCGGTCGATGGCGGCGCGGCCCTGCGTCTGCGTCAGCGATCCCGGCGCGCGCAGCCACTGGATGTAGGTGCCGGGGATGCGCTTCTTCTCCCTCACGGTTGGGGCCAGGACCGACTTGGCCTGGATCTCTGTGTTCGCCACCTGCAGGCCGGGGGCGTTGTACGACACGAACCCGGCCACCTCGCGCGTCAAGTCCACGATGTCCCAGCGGACCTGATTGTCACTGCCCTCGTTCGGGCGCGCGGGGAAGTACTCTTCCAGCAGCATCGGTTCCTCTTCGCCGAAGCGCTCTACCCAGCCCATAAGGCCGTTCGCGGTCAGTTCACTCGGAAGGGCCATTGTATGTCACTCTCCTTTCGCGTTTACACGTCCACGTAGATGGTACCTGCGAGGTCATCCAGCAGTTGGGCGTCGGCCCCTGCGGGTGCGTTGACCTTGTCGCCGATGACGAAGCCGTGCACAAGCGCCACGCCGGTGGTATCCTGCGCGGTGCCCGCCGGGGCAACCTCAGCGGTTTCCAGCAGGAAGAGGGCCTCGACGCCCTTGCCGTTCGCGACCACGTCGATGTAGTCGCCCGCAGCCACGTCGGCGGACTTGTTGCCTGCGACTTTGACGGTCAGGGCGGCATCATCTACCGCGGTAATTGCGCCGAGGGCAGTACCCGCGGCGTCGCCGTAGGTGTAGCCCTGGATGACGTCGCCCACCGCGAAGCACGACGGCGAGGTGCTTAGCGTGATGGTGGTCTCAGTCGTTCCGTCGTACACCGCCGAGACCACCACGCCGCGCCGCACCGGCATGTACTTGCCGCTGCTTAGCGCCGCAATCGGCGTCCCAATCGGCACCTGCGTGTCGTCGCGGTCCATCGGGTTGCGGGCCGTCGCGTCCAGCACGATGCCCTTGCGGACCGAATGGGCGTCAAACAGCAGCGCCCCCTCGGCCAATGCCGTTGTCTGAATGTCGAACTCACTCATCCTTGTCGCCTCCTACTCTGTTGCGCACGTAGTTAGTCTCGGCCCACGGGTTGTCGTCGGCCCCCGCGCCGGTCAGCGCCACCTCCGTGAAGAACCCCTTGGCCACAACCCCCTGCAGCGCCAGGGCGTCCAGCAACGCCTGCACGGCGTCGATCTCCTCCTCGGCCCCGTCCTCGGCCTTGCGCGTAAGCGGGTCCATCGCGGCGAGCCGCTCCACCACCGGCAGTAGGCGTTCCGCCGCCGCCGGGACAATGCGCCCCTCCACTACCGCGGCTTCTAGGGCCTTGCGCGCCGTCGCCACCTGGGCCTCGGCCTGCACGGCCTTGCGCGTCGCCGCGCGTTCCGCCTCCAACCGCGCCTCCAACTCCGCCTCCGTGATGTAGGCCTCCGTCTTCTCCGCCTCGTCGCGGCCCAGCAGTCGGCTTAGCCACCCGCGGCGCGGGGCCTCCCCCTCCAACTGCTTGGCCAGCGCGTCGAGTTCCGCCTCGTCGGCTTCGGCCAACGCCTCTAGGTCCAATCCCACGGCCTTAGCCTGCTTGACTACCTCGTCGTTCGCCATTGCCCTGCCTCCTGTCTCCTCGTCTTTGAACGCCAGAAAGCGCCGTCGGTTTGCCGGTCGCCGTACTAGGGACACCTCGTGCGGCCTGATTTTGACCAACTCCGTCGGGCGCTGCTCGTCTTCATCCAGCATCCTCGTCACCTCCTGTCCTCAGCACTTCGCCGCCGAACGAGTATCCCTCGTATTCGCCTCCCTTGACGCGCTGCCACAGTTCCGCGTCGGCGACCTTGACCGCCATCACCCAGGACCCCGCGCGCACCGGCTCCCCGCCGAGTTCAAAGTCCACCGGCGCGATGTAACTCTCCACCACCGCGGCCTGGTCGGTCTCCTCCGCGTGATCCAGCTTGACTACCGCGCCGCCCAGCATGTAGGAGTGCGCGGCGTCCATGATCGCGTCCTCGTCGGCGTAGTCACCCTGCGCGTCTATCACGTGCGGCTCGTAGACCACGCCGTAGACGACTTGCCGCTCATCATCGTACTTCAGCACCGTGCCCACCGCCCCGTGCTTGGCGGCGCTCTTCTGCTGTTCGGCCAGTATGCGCCGGGCGCGTTCCTGGATGCGCTCGACGACGGCGCGCGGGAGGTCACTCTGCGGGGCGCGGGCGATAGCGTTGCGGAGGTGGGGGAGGTCGATAGCGCCGGAGGCGTCGCGGTAGGGGAAGTACCGCAGCGAGCGCGGCACAGTCTTGCCCTCCTCGTCTTTGCGCCCACCCGGCGCGATATAGAGAAAGGCGCTGTCCGGGAGATCGTTGATGTAGGCGCGCGTCCAGACTGCCTTCTCGATCTCCCCTCCCTCCTCGGCGTCCATGATGGCGGCCAGGTCCCGAAGCAGTTGCGCGGCTGCCTTTGTCATCTCTGTCTCCTT